GTTGGTTTAGAGACGATAAAGGTGGGTGGAAAAATTTTGACAGACATCCACGTCAATGTAATACTATCCCGATGCAGGCAACTGCTACAGATATTTTAGGATTAGAGTATAAAGAATTAAATTATGGTTTAAATTTCCCTAAAAAAGAAAAACCATACCAACAAAAGTATATTGTAATAGGACCTAATGCTACGGCAGGATGTAAAGAATGGGTTTATAATTACTGGGTAACTTTAGCTAAATTACTTAACCAGCAAGGTTATATAGTTATAAGTTTAACTAAAAACGAACATATAATAGATGGTGTAATTAATCACTATGGTCATTCTATAGAAGAAGTAGCTAATTATCTTTACCATGCTGATTTATTTATAGGATTAGGTTCAGGTTTATCTTGGTTAAATTGGGCTATTGGAAAACATACAGCAATGATTAATGGTTTTGCTGAACCTGGACACGAATTTACTAAAAAAATAACTCGAATATTTAAAGAAAATGTTTGTTTTCCATGTTGGACTAATCCTAACTTTGCATTTGATGCGGGTGATTGGGATTGGTGCCCTATTTGGAAAGGAACAGACAAACAACACATTTGTCAAAAATCAATCACCCCACAATTAGTTATGTCTAAAATTAAACCTTTATTAAAAAAATAATATTTATACACATATGGAAACCAAAATTTTAACACAAGAAGAACTTACACAACTAAGAGATCTTCAAAATCAACAAAATACTATTCTAATGAACTTAGGCTCAATTGAGTACCGAATGTCAGTACTGGAACAAACAAAAATTGAATTAAAATCTCAAGTCTTAGAGATTGAAAAGATGAACAGTAAATTAGGAGCTGAATTAACCGAAAAATACGGAAATGGTAATCTTGATTTAGAAACAGGTGAAATTACTATTGAATAAAATTTTTTAATATTAAGTTATATTTAAAGGTTTTATAGAGATTTTTGACGGAATTTCATATATTTATAATAAAACCAAAAACATAACTTGCAATGGCAGAAACTTTAATTTCACCTGGAGTATTAGCTAGAGAAAATGATAACTCATTTATCACTCAACAACCAGTAACCGTAGGCGCAGCTCTTATAGGACCCACTGTAAAAGGCCCTGTAGAAATACCAACTTTATGTACTACTTACAGTAGCTATTTAAATAAATTCGGTAGTATTTTCTTAAGCGGTGGTCAAGAATACAGCTATTTTACTTCAATTGCTGCTTACAATTATTTCCAACAAGGAGGTCAAAGTCTATTAGTAACTAGAGTAGTATCAGGATCATTTTCTGAGGCTACAGTTACAGGTGGTGCTATTAGTGGTAGTAATACTTCTGGCTCATTTACACTAAAAACTATTTCTGAAGGTACCATCATGAACAACTCAGGTTCATTAGGTACTAATGGTATTTTATCTAGCGGTTCATCTGATAACGTAAGATGGCAAATCACGGGTGTAGATACAGGATCAGGCCAATTCAGTCTATTAATTAGACAAGGTAATGATACAACTACAGAACCAATTGTACTTGAAACATGGCCAAATCTATCATTAGACCCAACTGAAGACAATTACATAGCTAGAGTAATTGGTGATAGTCGCAAAACTTTAGTAACGGATGGTGACGGAGTTTCATACATTCAAGAAGTAGGTAACTATCCTAACAATTCAAACTACGTTTATGTAAGTGCAGTTCAACAACCAACCCCAAATTATTTTAATAATAATGGAACTGCTCAAAACGCTTTTACAGGTTCAATCCCAACAGCCGCTAGTGGTACTTTTACAGGCGCTACAGGTGATTTATTTTACGGAGGAGGAGCAGCTTACTATTCACAATCAGGTGTTACTGCTACCAATATCCAAGGTATTAGAGGTGATGACTATGATGCCGCTATATCATTGATGGCTAACCAAGACGATTACAGATTCAATGTAATTTCAGTTCCAGGTTTAACTATGGACATTAACGCATCTCAAGTTACTACTTTAGTAAATACAATTCAATCTAGAGGAGATGCTATTGCTGTGATAGATACAGTACCTTATAATGCTACAGTTAATACTACTGTAACTGAAGCAAATTTAATTAACAGTTCATATGCCGCAACATATTGGCCTTGGGTACAAACAATTGATCCAGGAACGGGTCAATTAGTCTATGTACCAGCATCAACGTTAATTCCTGCTGTATACGCGTTTAATGACAATGTATCTGAACCATGGTTCGCACCTGCCGGAATCAATCGCGGTGGACTAGATACGGTAGTAAGAGCCGAAAGAAAACTAACACAATCTCAACGTAATACACTCTATACAGGTAATGTAAACCCAATTGCTACATTCCCAGGAACTGGAGTTGTAGTGTATGGTCAGAAAACTCTACAGAAAAAAGCATCTGCACTCGATCGTGTAAATGTACGTAGATTGTTAATTGCTCTTAAGTCTTATATTTCTCAAGTAGCTAACAACTTAGTGTTTGAACAAAACACAATTGCTACAAGAAACCAATTCTTAAGCCAAGTTAACCCTTATCTAGAAAGCGTTCAACAACGTCAAGGTTTATATGCATTTAGAGTAATTATGGATGATTCCAATAACACTCCGGATGTAATCGATAGAAACCAGATGATTGGTCAGATTTATCTACAACCAACCAAGACAGCTGAATTCATTTACCTAGATTTCAATATTTTACCAACGGGAGCTACTTTCCCATCATAAGAGTTATAATTAGTAATATTTATAATAAAATAAACAATATAGCAAAATGGCAGTATTAGACCCAAACGAAATATTTTTCACAGCGTTTGAACCCAAACAGGCGAACCGCTTTATCATGTATATTGATGGCATCCCCGCTTATGAAATTAAAGGTGTAGGAGCTATAAATTTATCACAAGGTTCTGTACCCTTAAATCACATTAACGTTCAACGTTATGTTAAAGGTAAAACTACCTGGGGTACTATTCAGTTCACATTATTTGATCCTATCACTCCTTCGGGTGCTCAGGCAGTAATGGAGTGGGTACGTTTACACCACGAGTCAGTAACAGGACGCGATGGTTATTCCGATTTTTACAAGAAAGATTTAACATTTGATGTATTAGGACCTGTAGGTGATATCGTATCAGAATGGGTAATTAAAGGTGCGTTAATTACTGAAGCTAGCTTTGGTGATTATGACTGGGATACAGTAGATACTGCTATTAATATAACAATGACAGTACAACCCGATTATTGTGTATTGAACTTCTAATAAAAGTTTACATAAAATTAAATTTGAGCTTGGCTATGTCAAGCTCTTTTTTTATCTTATATGTATAATAGACAAACTAGTTTTATTAAATAAAAATTTATGAGCGAATTTAAATTCCCAACCGAAATGGTTGAACTACCTTCAAAAGGTTTACTATACCCCGAAGGCCATCCTTTAGCAGAAGGAAAAATAGAAATGAAATATATGACTGCTAGAGAAGAAGATATCTTAACTAACCAAAACTATATTAAACAAGGAATTGTAATTGATAAACTTTTACAATCCATGATTATAACTAAAGTTAATTATGATGATATTCTAGTAATAGACAAAGATGCTATAATGATAGCCGCTCGTGTTTTGGGTTATGGAAAAGACTATACATTTGAATTTAATGGAGAAACAGTCACGGTTGATCTTTCTTTATTAAAAGAAAAGGAATCTACTTTAGCTATAGTTAGTAATAAAAACGAATTCTCTTTTACTCTCCCCCACTCAGGTAATGATATCACTTTTAAATTATTAACCCATGGAGACGAAAATAAAATTGATAGAGAACTAGAAGGGTTAAAGAAAATTGATTCAAAAGGCAGTTTTGAACTATCTACACGTTTAAAATACATGATTACTTCTATTAATGGTAATTACGAAAATAAAACTATACGAGAATTTGTAGATAATGCTTTTTTAGCACGTGATACTAAAGCATTTAGAGAATATCTAAATCAAACCACCCCAGGATTAGACCTTAAGTTTACTTATTTAGACGAAAACGAAGCAGAAAAGGAGGCTGCATTGCCTATAGGGCTTAACTTTTTTTGGCCTGACTTCTGAGTATAGAGCTACTATATTTACTCAACTTCACGAGATAGTTTTTCACGGTAAAGGTGGTTATAACTGGGAAACAGTCTATAATATGCCTATCTGGTTGCGTAGGTTTACTTTTAATAGATTAAAAACTCACTACGATCAGACAAACAATCAGGAAAACCAAGATAATGTTCAAAAGTCAATAACTGCTATGAAATCTGCGGGGGCAACAAAAAATAAATCTCTCTCAAAACCAATATCTCCCCCAACTTATGTTACAAAGGCATCAAAAAAATAATGCCTTCTAATATTTATGATATATGGCTAAGCAAAATCTAGATAATCTTAAAGAAGAATCAGTAGGAATACTAGGTACTCTTAATGATATTTCTAAGCTT